GCCCTATCCATAGCGGTGATGAATTAACACGGGCTAAGTGCAGTGAGCGCGGGTCGTGTTGGGTAACCCATGCAAGGGCTGCGGTGCCATAGAGTTGGGTCAAGATTTCCCATGGCTTGTCTTTGCTAAAAGCAATGAGAGCAGCAGCAGCCTCGCTATCTACTTGTCCAAGACGGGGCACACCTAGTTGTTTAAACAATTCGGTATCGTTGCTGATGTGTCCGTTGTGAGTGAGTACGATTTTACCGCGTGGGATTGGGTGGTTGTTACTTGCAACAGTTGGCGAGCCTTGGGTTGCAAAGCGCGTATGCAAGATGGCAGTCGTTGCGCCATCGCAAAGATTAGCGCCTGCCTTTGGCACGAATTTGCTGGCACTGGTTGCTGCCTTGCTGATAACGCGCCTACCGTTGCGTGGGTTTATCCATGCAGCGCCCGTTGCATCCATGCCACGGTGTTCTATGTCGTACAGCATCTGCCCTGCGAGGTCGCTAGTGCTGATGCGTGAGTAATGCTTAGCATCTAAACAGTATCCTGCTATTCCACACATATTCTATTCTCCAGTCTTTTAGTTGGTTAGTTGTCCAAGTATATCATATCGGCTACTGCTCACAACCTTTGCATGAAGGTCGCAAGCAGTCGCCACAAATGACGGTGTTGTTTAAACAATCATCATTTTCAGTCATCTTTTTATTCGTTTCTGCCACTGATTCGTGCCTTGTATAGCGCCCATAAGAGCAGCACTACCAATAGCATCGCGGTGCCATTGAGGTATTCGTATTCCATGTTTAAACACCTACCTTTGTAATGGTGATTTTTTGCTGGTTGTTTTCTAGCGCTGCTTTGATTTGGGCAAGTTCTGCCAAGTCTTTGGCTTTGCTCGTGCTGAGATAGTTGCCTGCCTTGCTGTAGATATAGAACTCAATCATGGTTCCAGTCCTTTCGTTTAAACACTCACGGTATTTCCGTGGTGTTCGTGCCTGCTGAGGGGATTGCACCCTCACTTGCCCACTAGGGGCAGGCTGCCCTGCTATCTATTAAGACCCTCTGCGCGGTTCTTGAGCCAATCGCCAGTTGAGGCGTTTAAACTGCCTAGACCTACCAAGGCATCCAGCAATATGTGGCACTCATTAACGCTGCGATAGATTCCACGCTCATGGCTCCATGGGCTGAGTCCAGTCATGTCTAGGGCGTTTAAACCCTTGTTAGCGGTTGCATCTATGAAGGCGCTGATGAATTGGCTCCATGCGATTGCTTTTACACCGTTCAAGGTGCCTTGGTGCAGGCGTGCCTCCACGGTGCCATGGCGGTGCATAGATTCTAGATTGAGGCTGACATAGCGATTACCGTTCCATGCGCCTCTGCTGCCATTGCTGCTATAACTTGCCTGCTCCGTGGCATGTGCCTCGCCTAGAACTTTGCAGTAGCGATTGTTTAAACGGGATGGTGCAACTAGCGCTGCAATCGCGTGATGCGCTGCGTACCAATTCAAAACTAGATTGGCGAGATTGGCAGCAGGCGTGCGGAAAGACTCGGGTGTTGCCAAGGATTGGATTCCAATATGGACATGAAAACCCGTGGCACGGTCTACCCGTGCGCCATCTGCTTTGAGCGCTTTGGTTACTTTATGCGCCTCATTAAGGCGATTGGTGGTGAGTATTGGCGAGATGACCTCTGCGCCATTTTGCACGCTGCCATCATATTTTGATGACCATGTGCCATCGCCTGCATCGCAATCAATGCCTGCATTGTTTAAACTGCGCGATGCCATTTGAGGGCTTAAGCCTTGGATTTCAAACTCCATGCCAAAAGTGATGCTCATGATTATTTGACCTCTTTCATGGCTTGATTGCATGCAGGGCAGATTGGACTGCCATAGGTGATAAGTGTTGAGCGGGAGATTCTTGCAATGTAACCGTCTACCTCGCAAAGAACTTTGCGAAGACGGGTGGTCTGCTTTGGTTTTGCAACCTCTGCAACCGTGATGCCTTGAGTCATTTTCTTGCCTCCAGTCTGTGAGTGGCGCGGTGCCACGGTCTGATTGTTGCATCTTTGGCGTTTAAACTCAAGCATCTCAAAAGTCATTATTTGACGCTGCTTTTTGAGGGGTTTAAACACTTTGATTATCTGCCATGGATTGAGATGGGCTGCATGTTTAAACTATGGGCTGTAAGTTACCAGCGAGTAACCATGAGCAAAGCATTATTTTACGCTATGTTTTTGCATCTTAAGATATTGAGCATGTGAGATGGCTTGCTATTTTAACTGCTTTTTTGAGGTTACTCATCGGTAACTTATGAGCCTCTGCCTGCCCTTTGCGATTGATGCAGTGCAGGCGGAACGGGTGCAGAGCCTGCATCGTTTAAACACGGGGCGCGGGGCGATATGTGCAGAGCGGGGGCGCTATCAATGCAGAGTAAGCGCCTCCACCCGCGCCAGTGCTGCTAGTGGGAGCGTGAGCAGTGCAGCATTGCAGCGTGCAGGGTTTAAACACTATGCAGAGAGCGGGTGCGCGATGCAAAATCGCACCCCAGGGTTTTTAAAAACGCGGCGTGTGTATGTGTATGTATCTACTTACATAACTTTGCTAGTCCTCGCCCCCCATAAATGTGGCTCTGACCTGCACTTTTGCTGATTTACTATAAATGTGGCGTAAATCACATACCCAAAAGTGTCCGCTAAGGACCTTTTGGACACCTATAGTATTAGTGAGGAGGCAAAATTATTGGAGCCTCCGAACACTTAACTGCGACCCTATGGGTCGCCCTAGTAGAAGCCCTAACCTTCGGCTTCGTTTGGACTACGCCTTCGGTTAGGAGTTTAGCCCCAAGACTCCAAATACCCCGTCTTGGGAGATGCTATGGAAAGAAAACGAACTACCTCTGCTTCGCATCAAAGTGATGCCATCAAGAAGCAAGTTATTGATTTTTTAATGCAGGGCTACTCTGTCCAGCGTGCTATGGATGCCGTAGGCAGGTCTGTTAAGACCTATGAGTACTACCGAAAGGTAGATACTGCCTTTGCCACTGCTGTGGACAAAGTACGCTCTATGACTGCTCGTGGCGAAATAGGCGGTGTACGAGGGGAAGTACCACCCTTCCCTGAGTTTTCAGAAAAGTATCTAGGCACTCAGGTATTTACACACCAACGCCATTGGATAGATTTATTAGAAAATAGGCAGCCTACGGATATACACCCTGCCATAACCTATGAACAGGGCGCTCCAGATTTATTAATCGTTAACACCCCTCCAGAACACGCAAAGTCTACAACCATCACGGTTAACTATGCGGTATATCGGATTTGCCAGAACCCAAACATCAGAATCATGATTGTGTCTAAGACACAGGCTATGGCGCAAAAGTTCCTGCTCTCCATTAAGAACAGACTAACACATCCTAAGTATCAGGACTTACAACTAACCTTTGGACCTCCAGGTGGTTTTGAAAAGAATTCTGATTCATGGAAGCAGGACTTAATTTACCTCTCCTCAGAGGCTCGTGACTCAGGAGAAAAAGACCCCACCGTACAGGCTGTCGGTATTAGGGGTCATATCTATGGCGCTCGTGCTGACTTAATCATCATGGATGACTGCGTGGATAACACCAATGCCCATGAGTATGAGAAACAGATTGATTGGATTCAATCCGAGGTTATGTCCCGTATTGATGATAACGGCGGCAAACTTCTTATCATAGGCACTCGCCTACGCCCTAAAGATTTATACTCCGAGGTACGCGACCCTATGCGCTACCCAGATGAGAATTCGCCTTGGACTTACTTTGCACAACCTGCAGTACTTGAATTTAATGAGGACCCCTCTAAGTGGGTAACCCTCTGGGCTAAGACCAACATGGCTCCAGTATCTGGAGTAGGTAGCCCTGATGCAGATGGTTTATATCGCAAGTGGGATGGTCATGCTTTGAATAAAAAGCGTAGCCGTCTATCACCAAATCTTTGGGCTATGGTCTATCAACAGCAACAAGTACATGAAGATTCAGCATTTCCATCTGATGCCATCAAAGGCGTTATTAATGGCGCTAGAAATGTAGGGCGCATACCAAAAGGTAAAGCAGGCGTAAGACCTAATGGCATGGATGGACTTATTGTTATTGCTGGCTTAGACCCTGCAGGTAGCGGTTACACCGCAGCCGTATGTCTAGCCATTGATATTTCTACTCAGAAACGATACCTGATAGATGTGTCAAATAAACCAGGCATGAAGCCAGATGAGATTAGAAGTTTAATCAAAGACTGGACTGATGACTACAAGATTTCTGAGTGGCGTATTGAGAAAAATGCTTTTCAAACAATGTTAACTCAGGACCGTGAGGTACGGGAATACCTTTCGTCACGGGGTGCGACCCTAAGAGAACATCACACGGGTCAAAACAAATGGGACACGAACTTCGGAGTTGCATCCCTGACGACACTATTCCATGGTTGGGAAGATGGAGATGCACTCATTGAGTTCCCATCAACTCACGCCTCAGAAGGTATTAAAAGTTTAATTGAACAACTTATCACTTGGTATCCAGATTCTCCAAAATCACAAAAGACCGATACCGTGATGGCGTTTTGGTTTGCTGAACTTGGCTGTCGTGACCGTGTTGCTAATGCAAGAACCTTTGCTCGTACACATAACAGTTTAAATATGTTTCATACTCCATACGACAAATCAAAGCAATACACCGTATCACTAAGCGACATCTATTAGAACAGGAGGTGGGTGTGCCACTCTCGCTAGACGAAATTAAAGATAATTATGACCGTTACCGTCAAATGTATTCTGACCGTGACACCCGCATGGAACAAGTACTTCTTGTTCGTAAGGGTCGCATGCGCGATGTTTTCCCAGATTTATTCCCAGATGGACCATTTGAGAATCCAATCGTTGCAAACATGGTGGATATATCGGCTCGTGATTTATCTGAAGTTATAGCGCCACTACCCGCATTTAACTGTAATTCCCCATCTATGGTGTCTGAAAAAGAACGCAAGAAAGCCGATAAGCGAGAAGAAATCGTTAACGGCATTATTGATTTCTCAGACATGCAAACTCAAATGTTTAACGCAGCAGACCGTTATGTAACCTATGGTTTCGTACCTGTTCAAGTTGAAGTTGATTTAGAACACAACATGCCACGCATCCGTTTCTTAGATTCTTATGGATGCTATCCAATCATTGATAGATTTGGAAAAGTACATGGCATGTACCAAAGAATTAAAAAGTCATTAGCAGAACTAATGAGCGCATACCCAGAGTATGCCCATCTACTATATGACAAAGACTCAACTGCTTCTATGATGGAGATTGTTCGCTATCATGACAAAGACCAAGACATCATCTTTGTTCCATCAAGAAACAATATTGTTATTGACCGTGCGCCTAATCCAATTGGCGAGTGTCTTATACGCGTTGTTCAGCGACCATCCTTAGATGGTCAAGCGCGGGGTCAATTTGACGATGTTCTTGCAATTCAAGTTGCAAAGGCTCGTTACGCACTACTATCGCTTGAGGCTGCTACTAAAGCAGTTCAAGCCCCCCTTGTAGCCCCTCAAGATGTAAATGAGTTAGCCTTTGGACCAGATGCTGTTATTAGAACTGACAGACCTGGCGATGTTCGCAGATTGCCTATTGAGATACCAGCAGGTGCTTTTGCACAACAGCAGGTACTTGAGGGAGAACTTCGTCTAGGTTCTCGCTATCCTGAATCTCGTACAGGAAACATTGATGCCTCTATCGTTACAGGTCGTGGCGTACAAGCCCTTATGGGTGGCTTTGATACACAAATCAAAACAGCCCATGCAATGTTTGCCCGTGCCTTTGTAGAACTTCTTAGCCTTGCACTTAAGATTGATGAAAAAGTTTTTGATACTATGGAAAAAGAACTCCGTGGTACACGCAATGGAGTTCCATACGCAATTAAATATAAACCATCACGCGACATTGACGGTGACTACACTGTTGATGTTCAGTATGGTTTGATGGCAGGACTTGACCCAAACCGTGCATTGGTCTTTGGTCTACAGGCTCGTGGAGATAAATTAATTTCCCGTGACTTCCTACGCCGTCAGATGCCTTTCTCCTTCAATGCAACCCAAGAAGAAGAAAAAGTTGATACCGAAGATTTACGCGATGCAATGAAACAAGCAATCGCATCTTATGCACAAGCAATTCCAGCACTTGCTTCACAGGGACAAGACCCATCAGATATTTTGTATAAATTATCTACCGTCATAAATGAACGCCAAAAAGGTGCCTCTATTGAAAGAGCAGTATCTGATGCGTTCCAGCCTCAGAATCCCCCACCTGGTGCGATGACCCCTGAAGTAGTAAGTCCCGACATGATTGGGCAACCAGGTGCGGTCCCTCCAGGTGAGGGCGAACTTCCTATGGGTATGTCTGCAACAGGTCGTATGCAAGGTGTAGCACCTGGACAAATTGCTCCTGGTGGTAGACCTGATGTTCAATCGCTTTTAGCAAGTTTAACTCAAAGAGGTGAACCTAATCTTCAGGCTTCCCTCGTAAGACGACTACCAGTTGCGTAGGGAGGTGACGATATGAAGAAAATGAAGAAGGCAGCAGGCAAGAAGCCAGCAAACCAAGGTTCAGCAGGAAAGCCAAATGTAGCAAAGCCAATGCTTGCTAAGAAGGCATCCTCAAAGGGTGGCAAGACATATTTCTCAAGCAATCCAAGCGGAACTCGCGGTTCACGCAGCAAGTAATTTAAGAACCTGAGCATGTTTTAAAACTGCTCAATAAAATTTAAATCCGAACTTAAGTGGGAGGGAAAGTGGCAAAAGAAGCAAAAAATAATTTCCAAGTATCTGGCACAGGCGGTGCTGGAACTAGCGGACAACCTGCACGATATGCAGCAGGTATAGACAATGCGGAAGATTTTTATGAAATGCAAACTGCCGCAAAAATGCAAGGTCAAAATCCTGCATTTTCAAATGTGCCATCCCCATCCAGCCAACGCCCATTTAGAGGCGATAGCGCTCAAAAACTTGTGCCATTAAATGCTCCAACCCAAAGACCAGACGAAGATGTACGCACTGGTGGAAGTATGAATACAGAAGCCATGTATGCCAATGATGCTACAGCCACAGGAGAAGATGCTGACCGTATGCGTGCAGCGCTTCCATATCTATCAGTAATGGCAGAACTTCCACAAACTTCTAATGCTTTCCGAAACTATGTTAGGTATTTAAAAAGCATACTATGAGTTTTAGCGAAACGCTTGGTAATGCAGCCAAGAAACTATCAGGAAATGGATTTGCCAACGAGATTGGCTTACCAACTTTATTGTTTGACCTTGCTACTGTTTCGTCAAACGATAAAAACTGGGTTTCTGATGCGTTTAACATAGCAGGAGATACATTTCGTTCTACAGTTTTAGCAGCATCTTATCCAATTCGCAAACCAGTAGGGTTTGCTTTCAATAAAGTTTTAATGCCAACAGCAATGCTTTCTTACGAAACTGGTGGTAGATACCTTCGTGAGCCATTATCTGCAGCAGTAACAGCCCTTGCTACTGGCGATGCAAAAAAGTCATGGGAAAACCGTGACCAAATTTCTCCAGGTCAAGCAATCTCATATTTAACAGCAAAATTAACTCCAGGCACAGAATCTTTCCGTGGCGATTTTGATATTTTTAATGCAAAAGACCGTGAGATATTCCAAACTGATTGGGCAGCACGCACACTCAGTGGTTCTATTGACACATTTTTTACCACAGTAACAGACCCACTTGGCAAGTTTGCTAAAGGCGTTGGTCTTGCTCGTAAAGCATTAGTAACTCGCCCTATGGGAGCGCGTGATGCAAACGCTGCAACTCTTGCAAAAGATTTCTTTATGGCTCCCACTCTCCGCAATGTGCAAATTATGTCACCAGCAGCATTAGCCCGAACAATAAATGAAGGGAAAGAAGAAGGCGGAGAGGTTTACAACACGCTTTCATGGATGGCTAAGAGTGACCAAACTGTAATTCGCCAACATCCACTGGTTCAAGCATCTAATGATGCAGACACTTTATCTTACTTGCTAGGTCAATCAGATACTGTAGATGATGTAGCAGATGTGCTTGCAGCCACAGCGCTGGGAGATACAGAGGCTATGGCTCGCCTCGTTAAAAAGCGTAAAGAACTAGCATTTGTTTTTGATAAAACAAAAAATGTATCTAAAGTTGACATGATGATTCTTGACGGAGTTCCTACCAATGGAATCGTAGATGATATTAATGTCCTTGATGCAGCCAGTGATTATATTGCAAATCTTGACAACAATTCATATTTCCAAGCGTTAAATAAATTACATGTAAATGGCAATGCTTTAACTAAGCGTACATTTGGTAAGCCAGCCTTTGAAAAGATGGCTATGAACCGCGCCGAGCGCCGTGCTGCTAAAGTCAAAGGTGTTGACTTAAACGAGCCAAGTAAGTTTCCAACCGTTGGATATTTCCAACCAACTAAGTATCACCCTCTTGTAGCAGTAGTAAATTTTGGTATGAAGAAAGTTGGCGATTCTTTCCAAGAAACTCCATCAGGTTATATCAATCTTAACGACTCTGATTCATATAATGAATTAACAGCATTTGGAACTTTATTACGCCGTATTGTTGGAGATGAAGCAAATCCTGTAGTTGAACGCCATCTTAATGATTACATACAATCTGGTGGAGTTCCAGAACTTCGCGCTCGCGTTGTTGAATCATTTGAAGATTTATCTATATCTTTAATTAATCAAAAACTTGGAATCAGCGATGAGGCTGGTCAAGTTATCTGGAGTCAATATAAGGCTCGCCGCGAAACTGCGCGACAGATGATTAAAGACCGTAAGTTCTTAATGACTGGCGATGAAATAATTCTTAAGATTCCATACCTAGAGCGCCAAGGCGCTAACGCGCTACCTATGGTAGACCTCGCTAACTATTCTCGTGTTATTGAAAAGAATAAAGGCGTGCTTAATACCTTAAATCGCGCATCTGAAATTACTGACCCAGATTCTTGGCGATACACCACTGGTGTTCTTAATGACCTTTGGAAAGCCTCTGTCCTTCTTCGTCTTGGTTATACTGTTCGTAACCTAAGTGAAGCAAGTTTATCTATTCTTGCTAAAGGCTATGGACTTATGGCACTTGGTGATATTAACCGAGAAGGATTTAAAGGTTGGTACACAAATCGCGTTCGTGATATTGAACGCATTACAGACCGCAGACTTGTAGCGCAAGGATTGCGTGAGGATTCTGTAGCGTTGCGTAGCGAATTTGCAGATAAACAATCTTTGCTTATTGCATCTGAGCGAGCGCTTCAAGATTTTGATGTATTCCTAGAATCCATTGAGCGTTTATATCGCATGGGTAGACTTACTGATGAACAGTACAAAGAAGCCATTGATGTATTTCAATACGCAACTGGTGAGTATTTATATCATGGTTCACCAGCGCCAATTAACGCTTTAGATAATACACGCCCTATGGCGATGAACTTTACTGAAGATATGGCAGAGCGCTATGCAACCTCGGCTATGCCAGTAATCAGTGCATCTGAAATTTACAAGCGTACTTCTGGTCGTGCTTATCCAATGCCAAAAAATTTACGCACCCGTGAAGGCAAACCTATTACCCCAAGGCGTAAACCGTCTTTGGCTATGCAAACAGTTGCTGCAGATATGCGTGATGGTTTTATTAATAGCGTTAACAATGGCAACGAAATACAAATTCTTAATCCTTCAACAGGGCGCTGGACATCTATTGACCCAAATACAGTTTCACAAGAATTATTAACCACTGGACAGTTCCGTATTCGCAAGCCTGGTAGAGAAGGCGTAACTATTGGTCAAAAGGTATACGGCAAAACTGTAGATTTGCGCTCAATGCAGCAATACTCAGGACAAGCCAGAACTCGTCAAGTTCTTGACTTGGCTGATTATCCAGAACTTCAAACAATTCTTGGTATTTCTAAAGGTACAATTCGCAATCGTGATGCTTGGCAAGGTAAAGAGCCAGAACTGCTTAACTGGATGCGTGCTAATGGCATAGGTAAACTTGTATTACCTGATGTAAAAAGTCGCGGTGGTTCTACGGTGCTTGTTGACCCTGACCTAGTTGACGGATTTGGCAATAGACCAACTGTAGCCTTGGCTGAACAGCGTTTAAACGCAGCAAAAAATGCACAACAATTGCTTTCAGACGAAGGCAGAATCTTGCAGATTATTGAGCGTACTGTTCAAAATCAAGGCGGAACATTTAAGTTTTCTGATATGGTTACTGGTGATGTACCTACGCAAGGTGTCGCAGTTGCTATCCGTGGGGCAACGCACGCGTTCCCACTGGAACAAGCCCGTACTAACCCAGAGAATTGGGTTGCTTCTGTTGCAGACCACTTTGAGGCTAATTTTGATAAGTTTGGCAGTGCAGACCATTTTGGTACTTGGATTGACGATATTGATGGTGTTCCTCATATTAAGTCCGACCCCGTAAATGTAATTGCAAATCGTGCAGAAGCCATTAGACTAGGAATAACACGCAATCAGCAAGGAGTATTTGACCTTGGTGAACTTGAATATATCGGAACGAAAGGCACAGGAGATGTCGGAGCAAGCGAAAGGTTTGCACTGGGTAAAGGCACCAAAGCCGTTAGACCAGATGAATCCACAAGAACGCCGAGCGTTCGCAGAATTGCTGGCTCGGAGAATTTTGGAAAGCGCGTTAATGAAATCTCAGAGTCCATCGCCAGTGGAAGATACCCAACCGAAGGCATAGTTTCACTTGTTCGTGAAATAGCAGATGGACAAGCAACAACTCGTAGAGATTTACAAGCACTTCTAAGTCGTTTAAACGCACGAGTCGTAGAAGAAGAACGCCTTGCAGCGCCAAAGGTTATTCAAGGAACTGGTCGTAGAACAGAAAAACTCTATGATGGTACAACTGTTGAATTTGATGATGCTTACCGTGGTGAGCCTGGACAGATTCTATTAGATAGAACTGACAACACAGAATCTTATCGCAGATTTGTAGACCATCCAGCACGGATGTTTGCAGCAGAACATGGCAACTATGTAGAAAATGTTTTATCTCCAAATATGCCTGATTATTACTCAGGATATGCAAATCAATTAAACACTTTCTTTCGTAGTCCAGATGGGCGTATTGACCCACTAATTGAGCAAATGCTCAATGACACACGCCCAGAAGAAATTGTGGCTTGGTTGCGTGCTCCAGAAAATGCTGCCTATGCTCGTAAGTTCAATATTGATGTGCCAGGAAATAGAGTGGCATCAGAGCGGTTAAATGTATCTATTGATGCAGAAGATTTTGTTGGCGATTTATACAGTGCTTACAATCGTTATCTGCCAGATAGCCAAACCCAAGAAGCCTTCCGTAATGGTGAAATTACTGAGTCTTGGCTACGGAATCATTTTGCCGATAATACAGAGATGCCAGATATTATTGGTCGCATAGTTCCAACCAGCCCACAGGCTCGTAACTGGCAAGATGGCTTGGCTAAAGTTATTGATAGAGCGTTTTATTTCCTAGGCTCATTACCTGAAACTACCTTTGCCCGTCACCCGTTGGCTCGCCAAGTTTATCGTTCAGAAATGAAACAACGCCTTGATGTTGCCCTAGCAACTAAGCGTATGAACCTTGGTGATGATGCTCAGTTAACAACTGATGATATTAATAAGGTTCGCCGTGAGGCTATTGAGTCAACTCGTAAAGAAGTAAATAAGACTCTATTTACGATTATTCGTAAGTCTTATGCTGGCGAAAAAATGCGCCTTGTCATGCCGTTCTTCAACGCATGGGAAAACACTATTCGCCGTTGGTCTGGTCTTGCAACAGAGAATCCTGCGGTTATCGCTCGTGCTGGACAAATTGTGTCTACACTGCGTAATCAGCCAAATGTGGTTGATAGAGATGGCAACCCAACTACTGAGTTTTCTTATGAAAACAAAATAGTACTGCCTATGCCTTCAAGTTTTATTAAAGGTGTAGAGAAGATTCCTGGATATGGCAAAGACATGGCAGCAGGATTACGAGCAGCAGGCACACAAGTTTCTATTCCAGTGCGAAGCCTTGACATTATTATGCAAGGTGAAATATTGGCAGGTTTTGGTCCTCTTGTAACAATGCCAATTAATGAAATTGTTAAACTAAAGCCTGATTTAGAGGATATTGTAACAACAAGTATACTTCCAATATTACCTTTTGGTCCACAAGAAGGATTTTGGCGTAATCTATTTCCACCAGCAGCCCAAAAACTTGCATCATTAAGTGGTCAAGATGAAGCGTGGAGTCGTACATTTAATACAGTTTATCGTTACGAATTAATCCGTTTTAATTCAGGCGAACGAGATACCATGCCTCAATTAAACGAAATAAAAGAAATGGCTGATGGATTATACAGAGTTAAAATTCTTTCTAACTTAGTTTTACCATTTGCTGCACAATATGATTCACCATTAAGTTTTTATACACAGCAGTTCCGTAGAATACAGCAGGTCTATGGCGCAGATGCAGAAACTTTATTTTTACAGATGTACCCAGAAATGGGTCCAGCCCTTGTATCTACTTCCTATAATCCTACTGGAGCGCAGGCTTCGCAGGCTGCTTTTCAAAATATCAAAAGGTACAAAGGTTTAATCAGCAAGATTGGTCAAACAACACCTGAAATGATTGGCTTCTTAGTCAATGACCCAGAGGGTAAGTATGACTTCTCTGAGGCTGTATATGCTTGGCAGTATAGAAACTCTCCAGTTCCTGGCTCTATTGAGGAATATCGTAGTCGTAGAAATCCTGCAGAACTTAAGAAAGATGCCAATATAAAGGTTGGCTGGGTTGAGTTCCGTAAAAAGATGACAGGTTTAGATTACCAACTTGATGCTCAAGGTTATGAGTCTTATCAGGAATCTGGCGCTGAAGAATTACTTGCCCTTAAGCAAATGATGATTGCAGACTTAACCCGCCGTAATCAAGATTGGGCTGCTGATTATTACAATGTAGATAGAGGTAAGTGGATTTATCGTATGCAGTCTATTAAGACAATGCTTACTGACCCACAGTGGATGCAAGAAAATGGTCGCAGACAAGTAACTAGGGATTTGGCTGTTTATCTAAATACTCGCACCCAAATTGCTCGTGAGTTATCAAACCGCAGGGCATACGGTGGAGCATCTACTCTTACCGCAAAAGACAATGCTGATTTAGATGCCTACTGGAATAGCACAGTAGCGCAACTTAAGAAATCTCCAGAGTTTAATGACTTCTATAATCGCTTTTTACAAAATGACCCTGTGACACTTGGATAAGGACTATGGCAACTAGAGCAGAAATAGCAATGAGTATTCGGGAAAACTATCCCGACATCCCAGATGATAGTCTTAATAAAGCAGTAACTTATTTCCAGAACAATGCTGATGCGTTTAAACAATACAAAAAATCTGGTGCTTTACCTGCTGGCGCAATGACAAGACTTGAGGGTGCAGTGGTATCTCCTGCCAAAATTGGAGCCAAAGCAGGGGCTAGTGCTGTAAAAGGTTTAGTTAAAACATTAAAACCTAAAAGCAAAAAAGGTGCATTAAAAGGCGCAGCCGCTTTAGGAGCAGTCGGACTTGGAATTAACATGTTTGAAGGTGGAGAAGATATACCAGCAACCACCGAAAGCCAAGCAAATACAGACATGATGAACGCTTTGGCTATTGCTTCTGCTAGTGGGGTTGACATTAATGCTCTTGCAGGAACAGCAATGGGGCAACAAATTCTTGGAACAAATCCTCAATTTGATATAGGTTCTTTTACAAACAGTGCAAATATCACACCTTTAACTGGTGGCGTTTATACTGGAATTAATCAACTTGTTTCAAGCAGACCACCTGATTTCGCTGGTGGGCGACCTGTTGAAACTAAGTCTGAAACAATTTCTCTTAACCAATGGAAGAACCAATTTCCTATATCTGACCCAAAGGCTTTGGCTGATTGGAAGGCTAAATTAGTTGCAGCAGGCGTTGTTAGTGCATCTGCTGGTCTTAAAGAACTTAAGGACCAATGGGAAGCATGGGGCGAATACTCACAAGAATCTATGCGCCAAGGACAGAAACTAAGTCCATATCAATTACTTGATATTCAGCGTGGTCTGTGGGGTGGTGGAGCAGATAAGGGTCCTTCTTACAGCACTCAACTTATCAAGAAGGCTAACTCCAGAGATTTACTTAAACAATACTTAGAAGCAGGTTCTGGTCGTGTTATTGACGATGCTGAAGCCGATGAGTTTGCAGAGTTAATCCGCAAAAAACAACTTGCTAAGCCTACAAAAACTGAAGTTAAAAAAGTTGGTGGCAAGAAAGTAGTAGTAACTACACCTGGATTTGGTGAGGCTGAGGCTGCTGATATTGCCGAGAAGCGTGCTATGCAAGACCCATTGTATGCAGAATTTCAAACAGCAAATGTATTTGGAACTGCTCTTGAAAAAGCGTTAGGAGTTAGACCCTGATGGCAAAACCAAATATTTTAATTGATGGCGGCGGCGACCCATTTGCTAGTGCCACAGATGGCGACCCATTTGCTAGTGCCACAGATACACCAGTATCAATGACTACATGGATTGTTAACTTACTTAAAAATGTTCCAGAACTTAAGGCTATCTACGATACAGTACGCGACCCAGTAACTGGAAAGTATCTATACAATGCTGCTGCTATTGTAGATATGATTACCAGTAGCAGTTGGTATTTAGAAAATGGTCCTACTGTTGCAGGAAACATAGCGGCTCGCTATAAGTTTGGTGAGAAGTATTATCAACAAAAAATAAACGAATTTAAAATATCAATCTCTGGTCTTGCTACAGCGATTGGTCTTGATATGGCAGACCCAGATACTGCTGACTATCTTAGCAGTCTGGCAGAAACAGCCTATCTTAATAATTGGGATAATGACTATATTGAAAATACCATTATCAGCAATAAAGACATTTTTGGAAAAATCCAAGGCGGAGCCTATGCTACCGCAGTACAGGACCTAGCCTCTTATTCAAACCTTATGGGCTTTCCAATGAGCGAACAGAGTCGTGCTGATTATCAACGCCGTTTAATTGGTTCTACAACCAAAGAAGGCTTGCGTGTACGCGCTACGCCAGATGATATTAAGCGTGAAATTAACGCTAAGGCTGCACAGTTATATCCGTTTCTTTCTGATGACTTTACTGCAGGTCGCACCCTTTGGGATGTGACCTCTGTTCAGCGCAAGAAGTGGGCAGACCTACTAGAAGTAGATGAAGATACCCTTGATTGGAACGACCCACTATGGAAGGATGGAAAAATCTTTAGCATGGTAGATGAGAAAACTGGCAAAATGGTTATGCGCCCATCATGGGATGCTGAGAAATTAATTAAGCAAGATGAACGCTGGCAATATACTGAAAATGCTACACGCCTTTATGAAGGATACGGAATTGGTATACTCAATAAATTTGGATTTGCGGCGATATAATGGCTGATGAACAAGATAGATTAAAAAGATTCCGCGAGGCTGAAGCCAAAGCAAAGGCTGATGCTACTGAAGCCGCACGCCAAAAACGCATGGATGAATTAAAGGCTGAACGCGAAAAGCGTATGGCTGATGAAGCAAAGGCTCGTGCTGTATCTAATCCAATGTTTGACCCTACTAACCGACCAGAAGCACCTCAGTTAGATGATGGATATATTCGGTATTACGGTTGGATTGGCGGAGTAACTACTGGTTCTTGGAGGCTTTACAAAGAGAAAAAAGATTCTCCTAAAGCAGATTCTGCTACAGCCCGTGCTGTAGGCGGAGAAACACAGGCTAATTTTTCTAGTTCTGTTGGTGCTAATGCGTTAAAAACTACTCCCACACCAACTCCCACACCAACACCAACACCGACTCCAACTCCGACACCAACACCGACTCCAACTCCGACTCCTACGCCTACTCCTAATACTACTAGCAATTACACACAAGCAGAACTTGATGCTGCTATTGCTGCTGCTGTAAAGAAAGCACAAGAGGAGGCTAAAGCAAAGGCTGAAGCAGATGCAAAGGCTGCGGAGATTGCTGCTGCAGCAAAGGCTGCTGCTGGTGTAGGTGGTTTAAGTAAAACAGATTTAGAGCGTGCTATTACCGAAGCACTTGCCAAGCAAAAAGCAGCACTTGATGCTGCTGCTCGTGAGGCTAAGGCTGCACAAGATGAAGAAAAACTTGCACTAAAGCAAAAAGCATCTGACAAAATTGTTTCTATATTTAAAGGTTATGGTCTTGAAACATTGGCTGGGTTTATTGACCGCCGTATCAAGGCTGATGTATCAGAAGAAATGCTTTTACTTGAATTATATGAGCAACCTGAATATCAATTACGATTTCCTGGCATGAAGGCATTGCGTGATAAAGGTAAAACAATTACCGAAAAAGAATACATTGCCGATGAAAAAGCAATGATTCAAACTGCACGATTCTTTGACTTACCTAAAGGTTTTTATGATAGCCCAGATGATTTTGGTAAGTTGATTGGAAATCTAGTTTCGCCAAAAGAATATCAAGACCGCCTACAAGTGGGACAGGATTTGGCTCGTACCTTAAATCCATCAGTTAAACAACAATTAATTGATTTCTATGGCGTAGGCGAAGGTGATTTAACAGCCTTTGTTCTTGATGCTGACCGCGCTTTACCACTTATTCAAAAGCAGGCTAAGGCTGCACAATTCGTTGGCATTGGTCGCGCTGCAGGATTTGAACTTCGTGGTATTACCTCTGGTCAAGCAGAGAATATCGCAGGCACAGAATCTTATGCAAAACTTTCTGAGCGAGAACTTGCACAGGCTCTTGGTCAAGCAGGACAACTGCGTAGAACACAAAAGCGTTTATCAGGTATTGAAGGACAAGATTACAGCGAACAAGAAGCACTCTCTGCAGTTATAGAGGGTAGCCCACAGGCGCTACTTGCCTCACAACAAAGAGCACAAAGAGAAGGTGCTCGTTTTAGCGCAAGAGGCGGAGTCACTGGAGTATCACTCCGCTCAACCGCTACACCAATATAAGAATCCCCACCCTGACCAACCAGCCCAGGGGGGCGTATAAGTCTGGTAGCAATAGCCAATTTGGTTTCCCCGAACCTCATTGTGGATTGCGAATACAACTAAGAAAAGGGAGATAGGTAGATGGCTACCAATTACTACGATGACGAAGAAGATGACGACACTACTACAGATGTTGTTGGTCAACTCCGCAAAGTAAACCGTGCGCTGGAAAAGCGTGCGAAAGAACTAGAACAGGAGTTGTCAGGTCTAAAAACTCAGACCCGTCAGCGTACTGTCAAGGATGTACTACAGGCTAAGGGATTAAACCCAAAGATTGCCGCATTTATACCACAAGATATTGATTCCTCTGAGGAAGAAATTATTAAATGGGTTAATGAATACGGTGATGTATTTGGAATCCAAACTTCATCTGAAGAAAAGTCTGCAGAAAAAAGTCCAGAGGTCAAGGCTCAAGCAAGAATCAACAATCTAATCTCTACTGGCTCCGCGCCAGATGTTGATGAAGATGCGTTTGCAAAGATTGCAGGAGCAAAGACTCGTGAGGACTTAGATATACTCCTTGGTTTAAATTAAATAACTTACATCAACCAATCACCAGGAGGTGAACCCACATGGCATTTACAGACACATCGGCAATTAGTGGTCTAGTTCAGACCGCTTATGACCGTTATGTTGAATTTGCCCTCCGCTCTCAGCCGATGATTCGTGCTGTTGCGGATAAGAAGCCTGTACAACAGGCTATGCCAGGCTCATCCGTTGTATTCTCACTTTACAACGATTTGTCGGCTGCTACTTCAACGCTCACAGAAACAACTGACCCAGATGCAGTCGCATTAAGCAATGTTGATACCGTATCTGTAACTCTTGCAGAGTACGGCAACGCTGCCCTTGTAACACGCAAACTACAGTTGTTCTCACTATCCGATGTTGACCCTGCTGTTGCAGACATCATCGCTTACAACTTGGCTGACTCTCTTGATGTTGTGGCACAAAACACACTTCGTCAAGGCACCAATGTTATTTACGGTGGAACCCGCACATCTACTGCTACAGTCACAGCATCAGACACTATTGATTCTGCTGACCTTCGCAAGGTTGTTGCAAAACTCCGTTCCAATAAGGCTGTTCCTCGCGCAGGAAGCCTATACTGGGTCGGTATTCACCCAGAGGTATCACACGACCTTCGTGCCGAATCAGGCTCAATCGGATGGCGTGATACTCACGCACACACTGATGCTTCTCTTGGCAACCTGTTCGCAGGTACAATCGGAACATACGAAGGCGCTTTCTTTGTAGAAAACGCACGCATGTTCTCTGCTAAGTCAGGCGCAGACCAAACAGCATTAGCAACAACAGTAACAACAGTTGCTGGAACATCAGCAGGATTTACTATTGGTGTTGCTACATCATCTGTTATTGCAACTCGCGCTGAAGTTGGCGACAAGATTGCTGCAACAGGTATTGCATCTGGTGCAAAGATTTCTGCTATCTCAACAAGTGGTTCAACAACAACCATTACAGTTGACACAGCAAACACTGCAGCAGTTACAGCAGGAGCGACAGTAACCGTAACTCCAGTAACCCGTGTATTCAGCACCCTTGTTTGCGGTAAGCAAGCATTGGCTGAAGCCGTAGCACAGGAGCCAGGTGTTGTTATCGGTCCAGTTACCGATAAGTTAATGCGTTTCCGCCCAATCGGTTGGTACGGTGTCCTTGGATGGAGCCGTTACCGCGAGGAAGCGTTGTATCGCATTGAAACTGGTTCTTCAATCGCTGCTCTCTAGTTGATTGACTCTGAGGGGTAGACATATTTGAAAAGTCTGCCCCTTTGGGGTGAGTTCATTAGGAGGACTTATGTCAATGTATTACTTCACTACGCCCACCGTAGATGAAACCCCAGCAGGGGACCATATCCTCTTTGCTCGTATTGAACTACCGCGTGGCATATCTGTCTTGCGTTTAAACGGAGTGTATAGTTCCTTTAGGTATCCAAGCCAGATTCAGACAAATCAGGCGGAGGAGTATTACTTAGGTGGAACAAAAAATCTTATTAACCAACAGACTGCTGATGCCCTTACAGCACAGGGCTACGGAGCATACATAACACCAGCATGAGCCTACATAGACAACAGACCCATCCTGAGTTTGTAGAAGGTTGCTTTGGATGCAAGGTTGGAACTCTTGTAATGAATACAGGAGAAGCAAACTCTAACCTAAGCGTATCTGCAAAAAAATGGGATAAAGAATTACAGGCATATAGGGATGCTCGTGCTCAAGGTATCCAACCTAACGGAACAAGTATGAAGAAGATTCAAGAGGCTGTAAAGATTTCAAACGAAACAGGCAAGGCATACGGGGCATAGGAGGAATCATGGCTGCTCGCAAACCACGAAAGAAACCAGTAAAACGCGTGCGTACAGTCAAGGATGAGTCATATACAGAACTTGAAATGTACTGTATCTGGCTTAACGAGTACTACAACTCTTTACTCAAGTCAGGCTTTAAGTCTGAAATAGCCCTGTCATTTGTTATGGATAAAGGTTCTTATCCAAGTTGGGTGAACTACCGTTCCCCTTCTGAGGATGAGATTAAACGGATGCTGGATGAGGATGATGATGACTAGCACCATTATCCCAGAGCCGTTGTGGGGACTGCCCTCTCCCACCATTGAAGATGAGGACATCTACGAAGAAGAAGATGAGGAATAACCATGCCAATGGTAAACGGAAAAGAATACTCTTATTCAAAGAAGGGTATGGCTGCAGCAAAGAAAGCAGCAAAGAAGTCTGGTAAGAAAATGGTAATGAAGAAGGCTGCAAAGAAGCGTGGCAAGTAAAAAAGACTCACGGATTAAAAGGGCTGGCGTATCAGGTTTTAACAAACCCAAGCGTACGCCAAGCCATCCAACTAAGTCACATGTTGTGGTTGCCAAAGAAGGCAGCCAAGTAAAGACTATTCGTTTTGGTCAGCAAGGCGTTAGTGGCGATAAAAAGTCTACGCCTAGACAAAAATCATTTAAAGCACGCCATGCTAAAAACATTGCCAAAGGCAAAATGAGCGCTGCTTATTGGGCAGATAAGGTGAAATGGTGAAGGGTAAAGCATTTTGGGACAAGAAGAATCCAAAGAAAACATCAACGAAATTAACCTCCTCACAGAAGGCTGCTGCCAAAGCAAGAGCAAAGGCTGCGGGTCGGAAGTATCCGAACCTTGTGGACAATGCTGCTGTGGCACGGATGAAAAAGAAGAAGGGTAAGTAATGGCAACAGGAGCAGCAGGAAGCACTTTTACGGGAGAACTTAACCGCCTAGCCAACGGTGGTACATATCCCGTTTATACGGTCTATAAGGCATCACAGGGCGCTGCTAATGCCTATGCTGGCACATCTGGTCTAGGACTTATTGCTGCCCTTAATTACAAGGCTAGTTCCTCCCGCCAGCCTAATGACTATAAAGGTTTAAACGCTATCTGCAATGAACTTGCTGGCACCTCTGGGCTATCAGCCGTAGTTGCTTTAAGGAGTATTAACCTATGAGTACATTTGCTCAACTAGCAGACCGCGTTGAGGCTGTACTGCATGGTTATACAGAGAACACAGAGCCTGCCTCATGGCTTACTACTAGCGCTACCAGCACAACCACATCGCTGACTGTTTATGATGCCAGCGTAATTGGTCGTGGTTATGTACAGATTGACGATGAAATTGTATTCGTTAACTCTACAGACAATGTATCAAATGTTCTTACTGTAGCCCCTTGGGGTAGAGCGCAGCGTGGCACAACTGCTGCTACCCATGATACTAATTCTAAAGTAACCATGGCTCCATTATTTCCAAGGCAAGAGATTAAGAACGCTATTAATAATGCTATTGATGCTATGTACCCAAGTGTATTTGCTATTGGCTCCTATGATTTTGATTATGTAGCAGCGCGGTATTCCTATGGAATCCCTGCTACCGTAGAAAATGTTTTATCTGTAACCTACTCCATTATTGGTCCTTCCAAGGAGTGGTTCCCTGCTCGTGCATGGCAGTTAGATAGAACTGCAGACTCAGATGCTTTTGCTACTACAAAGAGTCTATCTATTTATTCAGAGATTGTTCCTGGACAAACTGTGCATGTTACCTATAGCAAGCGCCCAACGCTGCTTACTAGCAATGAACAAGAGTATTCAACAGTTACAGGCTTTCCTTCTTATTCGGAAGATGTTGTTATTTATGGCGCAGCCTTCCGCATGATTTCTTTTCTGGACCCTTCACGCCTTGGGGCTCAGTCTGCAGCAGCAGACATATTAGATGGCGTACGCCCAAATGGTTCAGGGCAGAACGCAGCCAGATTCTTGTTTAACATTTATCAGCAGCGTTTAAACGAAGTGGCGAATAACCAACGCCGTCAGTATCCAATCCGTTCGCACTATCAGAGATAAGGTAGAAAATGGCAGCAGGCGACCCAGGCTCCCCAGCGCGGTACTACTCATCAACCGCAGTAGAAACTTCGCTCCAATCATCCATCCCCGCACAATCTCAGGGACAATCAAACACATCCTTTATTGTTGCATCGGTTAGCGGTTTTCCATCATCGTTGCCATACACACTTATTGTTGACCCCGATACATCTAAAGAAGAAGTTGTCACAGTAACTGCCGCTTCCAGCACAACCCTTACTGTAACTCGTGGTGCTGACAATACGCAGGCTGTTGCCCACTCTGCTGGTGCAGTGGTACGACATGGTGTATCTGGTCGTGACTTCCGTGAATCACAGAATCACATATCTGCTCGTGGCTATGACATTGATGAAACAATCCTTACTGCTGCTAATCAAACACATGTTCACGGTATTGCTACTGGTGATGGTGTTATCGTTGGTACTACTAAGGCTCAGACTCTTACTAATAAAGTTTACTCAAGCGGTACTGTAACTGGTGCATTTACTGCAACCAGCGCAACATTTACTGGCGGTACATTTGCAAGTCCAACAATTAATACTCCAACCATTGCTGGTGCAACAATCAGTGGAACCTTTACCTCTACTGCAACAGTAAGTGGTGGTACTTATTCAAGCGCTACCCTTGGCTCTGCTCTCAACGCTGGTAACTACAAGATTACAAACCTTGCTACACCAACTGATGCTTCTGATGCGGTACGCAAAGACTTTGCCGATGCACAAGTAGCAGCAGCAGCCACAAGCGCAGCAAGTGCTGCAACTTCAGCATCATCAGCAGCAACTAGCGCTGCATCTGCTGCTGCCTCGGTAGCAACTATTGCTTCATACGCTACATCGGCTGCTAACTCAGCATCTGCTGCTGCTACTTCTGCAACCAGTGCTGCAGCCAGTGCAACTGCTGCTGCTACAAGTGCTGCGAGCGCTGCGACATCTGCAGGCAGTTCAGAAACATCTGCAATTTCATCTGCAACCAGTGCTACGGCTGCTGCTACTTCAGCAACCTCTGCTGCTGCTTCAGCCACGGCTGCTGCTACCAGCGCTACAAGCGCTGCTGCAAGCGCCACTGCTGCAGCCACAAGCGCTACCAGTGCAGCCAACTCAGCAACAGCATCTGCTTCTTCAGCAAGCGCTGCAGCGACCAGTGCAACAAGTGCTGCAGCAAGTGCAACGGCTGCTGCTACATCTGCTGCTAGCGCAAGCACATCTGCTTCATCTGCTCTGACTTCTGCTAACTCTGCTGCTACTTCTGCAGCAAGTGCTGCTGCTGCAGTTGCTGCTTCCTTTGATGCTAAGGGAGATTTACTAGTAGGTACAGGGGCATCTGCCTTTGACCAACTCACAGTTGCTTCAACTGCTGGATATATTTTAGCGGTTAACTCTGCAACATCTACAGGACTTGAGTGGGTTGCTCCTAATGTTGGTGATATTACAGCAGTATCTGCTGGCACAGGAATTACAGTAGCAAGTAGCACTGGTCCAATCCCAACAGTATCTTTAGATACTAATGCAGTTATTCAACCAACAATATTTGCAGCAAAAGGTGACATACTTTCGGCTAGCGCTAATGACACCCCAGCAATTTTAACAGTAGCATCAACGGATGGATATGTTCTTACAGTATCAAGTGCTGCAGCAACAGGACTTGCTTGGGCTGCGGCACCATCTGGATTACCTTCCCAAACAGGAAACTCAGGAAAATATCTTACTACGAACGGAACAACCGCTTCGTGGGCAGTAATCGTAACCGACCCAACACCGTCAGTATTTATGCTGATGGGCGCTTAAAGGAGAAATAACTAAATGGCTAAAAAAGTCCTTGGGCAATCAAACCCATCTGCGACAACACTCACAACCCTATACACAGTACCTTCAGCAAAGGAAGCAGTAGTATCAACAATCTCTGTTGCTAACCTTACTGCTACTGCTGCGACATTCCGTATTGCAGTACGCCCTGCTGGTGCTTCTATTGCTAACCAACACTACATTGGATATGACATTACAGTAGGTGCTTCTGACTCTACACTGATTACTGTTGGTCTAACCCTTGCAACTACAGATGTTCTTTCTGTGTACGCATCTACAGCCAACCTAGCCTTTCAGGCGTTTGGAGATGAGGCTTCCGTCTAATGTCCATTACAAGTTACAAGACAGGTATTATCTCACCGTCTAGCGCACTTGTTGGAAATACTCCTTTTAATGGAGTCAGAGCAACTGGCGGAACTATAGTTGTTTCTGGCGGATATATTTATCACACTTTTACTTCTTCAGATACTTTTACTCCTATTGAAAGTTTACTTGTAGATATAATTGTAGCCGCTGGTGGTGCTGGCGCAGGTGCTGGCTTTAACACTGGCTCAAATATGGGTGGTGGTGGAGGAGGTGCTGGAGGTTTCTTAGCGCATACAACTCAATCAGTAACAGCAACAGCATATACAGTCACCATCGGTGCTGGTGGTGCTGGCTCTACAAGCAATGGTTCTGAAGGTAGCAATGGAAGCAATTCTAATGTTACTGGTGGTTCACTATCTCTTACCTCTGCAGTTGGCGGTGGTCGCGGTCAAGGGCGCATTGGTGCTGGCGCTGGCAATGGTGGTTCTGGTGGTGGTACTGCTTTAGACTCAGGAGCAAACGGTACAGGTACAGCAGGTCAAGGAAATGATGGTGCTACAAGCCAAGAGCGGGCAGGCGGAGGTGGCGGTGGAAAAAATGCTGCTGGCGGAAATGCAAGCGGAGGCACTGGCGGTAATGGTGGTGCTGGAACTTCAACTTATTCTTCTTGGGGTAGCGCTACTTCTACTGGACAAAATGTAAGTGGAACTTATTACTATGCAGGAGGCGGTGCTGGAGGTGGCGGTCTAAACGGTACTGGTGGTACTGGTGGTAACGGCGGTGGAGGCAATGGTGCTTCAGGTGGCGCTGGTGCTGGAACTGCTGGAACTGCTAACACAGGTGGTGGCGGAGGCGGAGGACAAGGAATTGCTAACAGTGGCTCTGGTACACATTATGCTGGCGGTGCAGGTGGTTCAGGAATTATTATTATTAGATATGCACAATAGGGGTACTAATGGCAATTAGAAGTCTTAAGACTGGATTATTTACTCGTAATCTAAGTGCTGGCAATAACCTACCATTAGATGTACTTGTTGTTGCTGGTGGTGGTAGTGGTGGTTCTTGGGCATCAGGTGGTGGCGGAGCAGGTGGACTTTGTTATCAATCTAGTCGTTTCGCTACTAAGGGAACAAGTTACACAGTCACTATTGGTGCGGGAGGCGCAAAAGGTAGCGCTATGAATAATGGTAATGCTGGTTCTAATTCTGTATTTGACACTATTACCGCTCTCGGTGGCGGCTATGGTTCATCAATAGCAACTGGAACCGCTGGTGATGGTGGCTCAGGTGGTGGTGGCGGTAACACAAAAGCACGCGGAACTGCTACTCAAGGAACTTCAGGTGGCGCTACTGGCTATGGAAACAATGGTGGTACTGGTGTAGGCGCTGGTAACTATGGTTCAGGTGGCGGCGGTGGAGCAGGTGCTGCTGGTGCTGCTGGTTCAGGTGGCAACGGTGGAGTAGGTGGTGTTGGTCTTACCAATTCAACAATAAATACTCTCAACGCTTTTGGTTCTGCGACTTCTACTGGTCAATTATCTGGTGGTAATTATTATTACGCTGGAGGCGGTGGCGGTGGTGGACAAACTGGCGGTGCTGGAGGTCTTGGCGGTGGTGGTGCTGGTCGCTCTTTAGGTTTTGTCGGTGATGGAGAAAATGGAACTGCTAATACTGGTGGTGGCGGAAGCGGAATTCGTGAAGCCTATAATCCGCCAGCAGGTCCAGGTGACGCATTTGGCGGCGCAGGTGGTAGCGGAATAGTAATCATAAGAACACTAGGTAGTGTTACAGCATCGTCAACTACAGGCTCACCTACCAGAGTTGAATCAGGTGGATACACTTATTACACATTTACAGGAAGCGGGAGTATAACTTACTAATGGCACACTTTGCACAACTAGACGACAACAATGTAGTCACACAAGTAATTGTGGTGGCTAATGAAGAACTCCTATTAGATGGCGTTGAGTCTGAAACTAAAGGAGTTATCTTCTGTAAGTCACTCTTTGGTGAGGATACCAACTGGAAGCAGACTTCCTATAACGGTACTATTCGTAAAAACTATGCAGGCATCGGATATACTTATGATGTAGCCAATGACTACTTCTATGCCCCTCAGCCATATCCTTCTTGGACACTAGATGCTGATGCCATATGGCAACCACCCGTTGCTATGCCGACTGACGACAAGATGTATACCTGGAATGAGGAAACTCTATCTTGGGATGAGGTAGTAATTTAATGGCTGTAGTCAGCATAAAAAATAAACTACGCAGGGGTAATCTGCTGGTAGGTAATGACCCATACATACCTACTGACTTTGAGTCTATTGCTACTACTACCGTTGGTAGCGGTGGTACTGCTAGTATAAGTTTTACATCAATTCCATCTACCTATGCACATCTACAAATAAGAGTATTGTCTAGGAATACTAGTGCAGGTAACAATAATTGCAATATGACAATAAATAATGACACTACAACTAATTATTCTTGGCACAATTTATCAGGTAATGGTTCATCTGCTAGTGCTTATGGAGAAGGCAAAGTTCGAGATAATTGTATCCAAATTATTTATTCTGCAACTGCTAACCAAACTGCTTCTGTATTTTCTGTTGGCGTTATAGATATTTTAGATTATACCAATGTAAATAAAAATAAAACTGTTCGTACATTATGTGGTTTTGACAACAACGGAAGTGGTGATGTTAGGTTAGTAAGTCATTGTTGGTTCAGCACTACTGCTATCAATAGATTAGATTTTAGTAATTCATCTGGCAATTTTGTGGAATATACACAAGTAGCCCTATACGGAATTAAGGTGGCTTCATAATGGCTATTACATATGAACCGATAGCAACAACAACGCTAGGCAGCGCTGCTGCTTCTGTAACCTTTTCTACCATTAGTGGTAGTTATACTGATTTAGTGTTGGTATTTTTTACACCATCAAACTCAATAAATGATGATATGTATTTACAATACAATTCTGACACAGGGTCAAACTATAGCAATACTACGCTCAGGGGAAATGGCACAACTGCATCAAGCACAAGAGGTAGCAATACCACAGGTGCAAGATTTAGCGACCAATCTTCACCAACAACATCAACCTCTAATACTGCAATCATTCATATAATGAATTATGCAAACACTACAACTTACAAAACTAATATATCAAGAAGCAATAATGCTTCTACTGGTATTGATGCAATGGTTACACTTTGGCGTAATACTGCTGCTATTACTTCTGTAAAGGTATATCCTGCTTCAGGCAATATGGCTACTGGCACAATAGCAACCCTCTACGGAATTAAGGCGGCATAATGGCTACCACATATAAGGCAATAGCCACTGTAACTGTGGGTAGTGGTGGGGCTGCTAACATAGAATTTACTAGCATACCTGCTACTTATACGGATTTGGTTGTTGTTACTTCCCTAAGAGTTAGCAGTACAGATATTACAAGTCTTGTATATTTTAATAATTCTACATCATCTTATACAAGGCGCGTACTGTATGGTGACGGTGCAACTGCTACTTCGGCTTCGGCTTCTGATGCTGGAGTATTATGGACAAATCAATCAAATAACACGGCAAATACTTTTGGTTCAGCAACTATTTATATTCCGAATTATTCTGGTTCAAATAATAAATCGGTTAGTATAGATTTTGTAACAGAGAATAATGCGACAACCGCTTATGCTGCTATCAATGCTTTTCTATGGTCAAACTCTTCAGCCATAACTTCAATCAAATTAGTACCTAATGCAGGAAATTATGTCCAATACTCAACCGCCACCCTATACGGAATCAAGAACTCCTAACGAAAGGAAAACAATGCCAACCAAAGTAATCGTAGACTGCTCAACTGGAGTAACTACTGAGGTAGAACTAACCGCCGAGGAAGTTGCTCAGCGCGAGGCAGATGCAGCAGCGTTTGCAGAAATCAAGGCAGCAGAGGAAGCAGCAGCACAGGCTAAGGCAGATGCTAAGGCATCAGCACAAGCCAAACTATCAGCACTTGGTTTAACACCAGACGAAATCGCAGCACTTAACTAAGTAAGAAAGTAGGGGACAATGAGCCTAGTAAGCGACATATTCCCTATCTTTAAAGACATAGATGACCATATTGACACAGCAGAAACGCTAGTATTTAAGGAGCAACATGGCAGGCAGTAGACCACCCGATATATCCGAACGCGTAATCATTGACCTATCGGGTCGCATCTCTACATACTTTGACCCCACTACCTATAAATATGATGTTGCTATCGGTGGCATGCCTTTCATCTATGCCATTACTGATAACACTCCATACCGTAGGCAGACTGCAGAGTTTCGTACTCAGCGTGTGGACCAACTCCGTGACCCAGGCGAGCAGTCGCTTTCTGGTTCTGGCTACTGGATTAGAAGCCAATCATCATTTCATCTTGGTGCAGGCTCTACCTATCAGGAACCTATAGTTGGCACGCTAGAAGAAGCACGCTTTCGTTTCTATGATTCAATAGGTATTAACCCTTGGACTCCTGGACAAATATCTTTGCTGCGTAGAACAGTATTACAAGAAGCAGCAACAGAAGATAGCCGTGTTTTTAATACGGTAATTGGTGGCGTTGAATATCTAATCTTGGTTAAGTACGCATCTACTGAGGCTGCTCGCGTGGTTCGCATTAGAGTAAGCGATTTAACAGAAACTACAATACTAACCAATACTGACATTACTGAAAGTATTATTGCTGTAACCATGGGCGGTAATGACCTAATGATGGTTACCCCCACCAAGGTTTGGCGCTATTCCTTTGATGCAACTTCCCCTGCTATACATCAGGATTATGCAATCAACACCGCCAATGCAGTTCATGGCACTATTGGATATGTTAAGAATCGTTTTATACTTGCTTTTCATAACACTGCTAACAATACATTTGTGTATGAAATAAATAAAAACACTGGCTCATCCATAAACCTAAGCACTCTTACTGCAGTTAACGGTAGTACTACACTACCTACTTCATATACCTTTAGAGCCGTTGCTGAATCAGGTGCAGCAATCTATGTAGGTGGATTTTCTGGTAATCAAGGCAGTGTATTTAAAATAACTGTTGCTAATGATGGAACGCTAAATACAATGACTACTGTCATTTCGCTTCCTAATGATGAGCAGATTACTGGACTACTTGGCTACTTAGGAACCTATGTAATCCTTGGCACTAGCCAAGGCTTGCGTGTTGCTATTGCTAATGAGGTTGGCGATTTGTCCTATGGACCGCTTGTATTTAAAACCTCACTTGGTGTATACAAAATGACCGCTACTGGCTCATACATATATGCTGGAGTTGACTCTGGTATTGGTGGCTACTCTGGAATTTACCGAGTTGATTTAGGTCAACCACTGCAAAATGGTGGCTATGCCTATGCAACTGATGTATATGCTGAAAGCGTAACAGGTAAAGTAGAAGGTGTAGCACTTACTACTACTGGTCGCTTAGCCTTCTGTGTTAACGGTGATGGCTTATTCATTGAACATGCTACAGAATTAGTTGAATCAGGTGAGTTAACAACAGGTATTATCCGTTATGAAACTCTTGAAAACAAAGCATGGAAGCGTATAAAACTACGCACCGAAGGAACATTGCAAGGTGATATTGATATTTTCCGCGTTGATAATGGAGTGGATTCAGCCTTTCGTACTGTAACCCAAGGAAGCACAGAGGACTATGACTATGACTTATCCTCCGTTTATGAGGATGTTAATGTTGAAGCGCAATTTAAGTTCCGCCTCAATCGTAACGATACGACTGCCACGACTGGCGCTGTTATTTACGGTTACTCTGTTAAGGCTTTGCCTACTCCTACCCGTGCTCGTGTTGTTCAGTTTCCTGTCTTTTGTTTTGACTCTGAGCGTGACCGCCATAAAAACATTATGGGTTTCCCAGGTTATGCGCTCGGTAGACTCCAAGCCTTAGAACAAATGGAAGCACAAGGCGAAACAATCATCATCCAAGATTTCACTGCTGGCGGAGAACCAACGGAAGCAGTGATTGAGCAGGTAACTTTTACCCGCACAAGTCCATCTGATGGCGCTTTCTCAGGCTATGGTGGAATTCTCCAGATTACTGCTCGTACTGTCGTTTAAACATATAAGGATAAGAACATGACACCTGCTGATTGGGCTGGCTTAGCCGTAGCCGTATTTACTTTAGTTGCTGGATTTGCTGGCGCTGTGCGTTGGTTAGTTAAGCATTATCTATACGAATTAAGACCCAATGGTGGTTCTAGCCTTAAAGATAAAGTTAATTTATTAGAAGAAAAAGTAGAATTATTAACCGAGTTAGTTAAAGAAGCATTGAGGAAATGAGTGATGACCAAACCCAAAGTTGCAAAGTCTGCCAGCCCTGCTGCATTGTCCATGCTACGCCAGGCGACTGCTCTTGCCCCCCTACGCAAGAAAGCATCAGACGGTTTACTCCCTTCCACTGCACATTTGGCACTAAGTCCTAACTCAGACCACAACACAGGTCTTGCGGTAGATTTAACCCATGACCCAAAGAACGGTATTGACTGTTCAGATATTTTTCAACGCCTCAAAGAAGATAACCGAGTTAGTTACCTCATATTCAATAGTAAGATTTGGTCACGCCAACATGCAAAGCAAGGTGACCGAAAGTATACGGGTCAAAATCCGCATACAAAACACCTCCATGTTTCTATCAGACCTGAGTACGCTGGCGATACCAGCCCTTGGTTTTGGTGGAAGAATCAACCAAGCCTAGCCAAGCAAATAGTGGCAGAAGCCATCGGTTCAGCACCTAAGAAAAAGCCTGCCAAGGCTGAAGTATTGGTATGTACTTGTTGCAAGGTACATGGTTTGGCAAACAAGAAAGGTAAATAAATGCTGGAACAACTAAAGCAAGTATCGCTAACCTGGTTCCGTGCTGCAGCATCTGCTGCAATCGCACTCTACCTCGCTGGTGAAACAGACATTAAAACACTAGGAGTGGCTGCCCTTGCGGGTTTCCTTGGTCCTGTGTTGAAGTGGTTGGACCCATCGGCTGCCGAATTCGGTAGAGTAAAATAACTTAATACTGTTTAAACAAAAGAACCCCCGCCGTCAAGAAATTTCTTGATGAGCGGGGGCTTTTTTGTTTTTGTCTGATAAGGAGTAGTACCACTACAACACTTCCCCAAGTGCTATAGCGTTTCAACTTTATCAAGCGGAGTTGGGGCTGTCAATTCAGCGCCACATAAAGCACACTCTGCTTCAGTAAACCACATTGCAATCTCGCCATCCTCAAACATGCACGCGACTTTAAAAAGTTGAGAACCGCAAGGACATACATGAGTGGGAATACCACGATAACTGTGCTTTAATTGGCTTTGCTTCCGCTTACGCTTCAGCAAACTCATACACTTAACCCGTTCTGCACGAACAGGAGTATACTGATTTTTTAATTACAACCTTGTAGTTCTCTCGGCGTGTCGCCGAATAGAGGAGTGAGGTACATATACACTCGCCCCTGCAAAGGAGAAATATGACACTTGAAGAAAAGACTGGGAAAGGCTATATCTCCCACAGTGCCATGAGTTCATGGCTTAATTGTGGCTGGGCATATTACCTGACCCGCATACAGAAAGTCGCTGAGAACCCATCCTACTGGCTTGTAGGGGGTAAATCTTTACATGAAGCGACAGAGATATACGACACAAATCCCGATAACTTTGACCCTACTGCAGTATTTGCTGCACGATGGGAGGAGAACTATCGTCTTGCTGACAACGGCATGCCGTTCCGTGCTGGTGGCAGGGCTACTAAGGCGTATCCCAATAAAGAGGATGCATCATGGTGGTTGGAAAATGGACCCAAGATGGTGGATTTTTGGATTCAGTTCCGACAAGATAGTGGATACCAGCCATATCAATTATCAGGTGGTGAGTTCGCCATTGAAACTGAACTTAATGTAGAAATCGGTGGTGTATTAATGAAAGGATTTTTGGACCGACTTATGGTTTCACCTGCTGGTGAACTCATTGTTGTGGACATAAAGACTTCTAGTAAACCACCCGTTACCTATACACAACTAGGCACATACGCGATTATGTGCGAGAAGGCTATGGGTATTCGCCCTGTTAAGGGTGCTTACTTCATGGCTCGTACTGGTGAGTTAACTGAACCAGTAGACTTAACACACTACACTGAAAAGCGTTTAGCCTCACAGGTTAAAGGCTTTAAGATTGCTGTTGACAACAACATATTCATACCGCAACCAGGATTTATGTGCGGTACATGTTCTGTTAATCATGCTTGCTATGCAGTAAATGGTTCCGAATCACATAAATACCCCGAACTAGGAGATACAGATGAGTGAGAACACACCAATCCAAATCAACTTCAAGACCAAGAAAGATGGCATGTTGATTAACCTTCGTGCTCAAGATGGTGCTGAACTTGATTTATTGCTTGACCAACTTACACAGCGCATTGCTGCGTTAGTTGACCTTGAGAAAACTGTTGAAGGTATGGCAGTTGTCAAGGATGCTTTTCCAAATTCAGTACCAATACAAGGTACCACTGCGGTACCACGCCCAACTCAAGCAGCACCTGCAGCAGGAGCGCCTGATTGTTCTTGTGGTAGTGGACCTATGCGCTTTGTACCAGCAGGTATTGCTAAGGCAACAGGTCGCCCATATAAGGCGTTCTACGCTTGCCCTAAGCCACAGGGACAGGCTTGCCAAAACAAAGTAACCGTATAGTTCATGCGCCTCTTATCTCGCGCTATTCGTACTGCATCAGCAGGGGGTGCAACACTGCCAACAGTGTGGCGCTCTCTGCTTGAGCAGCAAATAGCGTTTAGACGGGGCGAGGTGAGCATGATTGCTGGTCCTCCAGGGGCTGGTAAATCAACACTTGCTCTGTCACTTGCAGTGCATGTGCAAGTACCAACACTTTACATCTCGGCAGATACACACTCTCATACTATGAGTTTGCGTTTGCTTGCGATGTTAACTGGTAGGTCACAAGCAGAAGTTGAACCAATGATGGAAGCAGATAGGGAGTGGGCAGCACAAATGCTCAAGCCTGCTGACCACATCATGTGGGAGTTTGATTCAGCACCTACGCTTAAAGATATTGAGGATGCAATCCTCGCATCTCGTGAGCGACTTGGTAAAGATGTTGAACTTATCGTGCTTGATAACGCTGTAGATGTAACCCTTGATGGACAAGATGAGTGGGGCGGATTACGCACTCTCATGCGTGAACTCAAGTGGTGGGCTAGAGATACTGGCGCTGCTGTTGTTGTTTGCCACCATACAAGTGAAGGCGTTAATGGCAATCCTTGCCCACCACGCTCTGCACTGCATGGAAAAATTGCTCAGACTCCATCATTAATACTTACAGTTCATGGACAACTTGCATCAATGGGTGTCTGTGCTGTGAAGAACCGATATGGACCAGCCGATGCCAATGGTGCTACACCAGTATGGCTTGCTTATGACCCTGCAAGTATGCAGATTAAAGATTTAGTTGCACCGTAATGAAAGGAAATAAATGACAAAAGATACTAACTGGGAACTACGAGTAGTTGAAAACATGGGCGAAGTAGTAGGCTCAGTGGACAGCGAGGATGTAGTCGTGCCTACTAAGACACTGATTACAGATATGAAAGCGCAGTTAATGTTTATACCTAAGAATTTTACTTGGACAGTGGGATGGAGAACTTATGTTTGGCAGGAGAAAGAAACAGGGCGGTTCAAAGAACTCACCCAAGAACAACATGAAACACTTTTCAGTGGAGGAACTGTCAGTTACACCGAAGATGGTGGAGGAGGCGATACTCCAAGCAAAACTACCCGAAGTAATAAAGGAAGCACTGATAAATGAACTCCCAAACTTTGTGGAATTTGTTGATGAAACGACAAATAAAATCTTCAACCCTTCCGCCATCTGGTTTGAGTCAATCCAGTTTGCTGACTATGTGGCGCAACTTGCTACTCATCTCAGGGAAGAACACGGAGGAGAGTGCCGAGAAGAAATCGCAGGAAAGTTAATTATTATGTCGGAGAACTTTAAAGAGTTAGCCGAACATGCAATGAAAATTTTAGACAATTCAGAAAAGAGTATGAAACATGGCGCATAGTAATAAAGAAATGCTTTCCATTATTTGGTGCGACAATGGCACTACCGATGGCAAGTTTACTGAGGGCTTGGTTTATACACTGATACATGCAGCATCCGTTGGTGTGCCAGTTAACAATGCTGTTCGTGTTCAAGGTAATCAGATTGCCCGACAAAGACAAGCAGCCATTGAGATGTGGCAGCAGGTCAATACCGATTGGGCGCTGTGGGTTGATTCAGATATTGTCTTAACCAAAGAGATGTTAAAGAGTCTATGGGATGCTGCTGACAAGGTAGCCCGACCTATAGTAAGCGGTGTTTATTTCATCTCTAAGCAGATGGAAGGCTCACTCATGCAGCCTATGCCTTGTGTCTTTAATGAAACTGGCAATGAGTATGAGATTAGTTATCTTCATCCTCTACCTAAGAATCAGATAGTAAAGGTTGACAATGCAGGCATGGGTTTAGTGCTGATGCATAAGAGTGTACTCAAGGGTTTAAACGATAAGTTTCCTGACCAGTTTTGGTTTGGCGAGAACAACGAACGAGGAGAGAAATTTATCGGTGAAGATATTTCTTTCTTCCGAAAGGTAAAGGCTGCAGGTATACCTGTTCATGCCCATACTGGTGTACTTGCTAAACACATGAAACGATTTGCTTTTGATGAAGCCTATTACAACCTGTATTGGACAGCAGCAGCAGAAGCAGTAGAGAGGAGAGAACGCGATGCCAAGTCAGCAAGTAGCCAACAAGCGTAGAGGTGCTGCATGGGAAATAGACCTTGCTGATTTCTTTATGCAACAAGGTTTAAACGCACAGCGTTTACCTCGTGCTGGTCGTAATGACATTGG